TTATCAGTTGTTATTCTTTCAAATAAATAATTGTGCAATTGCAATGATTTATACAGTTCTAATCTATGATTTTTAAATAATCTTAATTTGTTGTAATCATTTCCCATCAATAAACTAAATAAAGGGTTTATTCTAGGTATACCACCCATTTCAATTGGTATCTTGTAATAGTATTTTATATTATCTTTGTCATATTTATATCCATAAACTTCTCTTATAGATTTAATCAATGAATTGTATATGATAATAGCCATATCATGATATGATCCCATTTGCAAAAGTTCAACAACCTTACCTAAACATCCTTTTATATCTGATGTATAACCTTTACCACTAACATTATATTTTAAATTGTATATAAATTTAGATATCAGTGGCATCAAATTGTCTGCAAAATACACTATTGATATCAGTTCCATATAAATTTTGAAAACACCTGATTTTTTTATGTTCATTACATGGTTCATCATTTTATTTGCAATTTGATGATTTAACATATAGCTGAGCATATTGTCAATTTGATTAAAAAATAATTGATAGACAGCATCATCTGAATGTACTCTATTTTTTGCAACAACTGCTGTATTGCTAGGTTTTGATATATCAAATAAATAATTGAAATACATTTGATTTGCTGCATGGCACATACTAGATAAATAATTGAAAATACCTAGAACGAATCCATATGGAAAATGAACAATATAAAATTTTCTACCTTTATTATTCACAACTTGAGTAAATTCTGACAGAAATAATGGATTGTTTTGATTTCTTATTAAAGCATTAAAAATGTCTTCTGTTAATACTATTTTTTTGTACATATAAGTGTTTGAAAAGTTTTTAAATAAGCTCAAAAAATTATCTGGTAAAATTTCAGACATTGCTGAACATAAAACATAATATTTAAAAAATATAGCTTCAGGTCCCCATCTAGTACAATCTAAAACCACATTCAATTTATGCACAAAACCAGGTATGTTAGACATTAATTTATTTATGTCTATAGGTCTCTTAGAGGCATTCATTGATATTAACTCCTGTGGTATATGTTTGCAGATTTCACCAAAAAACTTTTCAAGTATCTTTTGAGTAACCTTCACACTTATGTTCATCACATAAATTTCTCTGTTACCAGCCCACTGAACTTTGTTTGTTACATAAAACAATATATTGTCATTATAATTATAACAGCCATAATTTAAATTTGAAATATTCATATTTTTTAACTTAGAATTAACTGTTTGAAAATCTATTTTTTTGTCAGTTAATTTTAATAGAAAATCATCAACATCAGTCAATATCTTACTATTTAAACCTTTTATACATTCATCAAAAACAACATAATAACCTTTATGACCACTAAACCTTTTGCTATCTTTTATATAATCATCTTTTAGTCCTCTTGGTGTTTTATTTATTGTAAAACTTTTGTTTAATAAATCATTAAATATATTATTTAATTTTTTCTTATTAACTTTTCTTTTTAAAAAATCTGCCAAATATTTACCAGATAGATAAGTAAATTTTGGATCAAATTTCATATTAGAACTAAACAATTCGTCAGTGTAATTTTTAAAATTATCAAAATCACCTAGATCAACCCTTGAATTATGATAAAACCTATTAAATTCTCTAAAATAACAATTCCTATTATTTTTTTCATCCAAACTTTTTGAATAATAATCAATTAAATAATCTTTTGTTAATTTTGATTCGTATTCATCTTCTTTATTTTCATCTTTGAATTCATTTATTTTGTCTCTTGTTTTTTTATACAATTCACTTTCAACTTCTTTTTCAAACATATTGATTATTGATCTATTCAAATTCATTAAACTTGTAAAATTTCTATAAAGATATTTATTTTTTATATGTTTATAATATATATGTGTTTCACCTAAAAGAACATAGTCACATACACTGCTACTATAAAAACTACTAACATCTTTTTTAATAAAAATATCATTCTTAACATAATGACTTATATAATTTTCTTTTAATATATCTTTTGGTTCAAAATTTGCCAATCCATTAACTTCTATAAAATTGTTAAAATTATCTTTCAATCTTTCTTTAACAACAACTACAGCTTGTTTAATATTATAATTACCTTTTTGTTCATTCGTACACTTTTTTATTATTTCTAATGATTGTTTTTGCAATATATCTGGAATTTCAGA